CCTGCCCAAAGAAATCTCAAAGACTTGGGACTTCTCATCTTTCCTCAAGGGAAAAGACATAGAGTATGCCAAGTTCTATTGTGGTGGAACTCCATTAAAAGATGCTTGTCCAGAGCACATCAAGGAAGACTGGAATAGCATCTGCGCTCGTATGCGTGCGTTCCTTCGCTCCTTCGACCATTCACAGATATGCTTGAACGAACATTGCTTTTACGATCTAGTTCCACAGAGATTCTTAATGGAATACTTTGACCTCAAGAACGAGATCACAGAGAGCGTGTTTAAAACACACCTACGACCAGACAACCATGACTTTTTAGTTTCAGTCGCAGAAGTGCTCTCAGATGTATCCTTCCAGAGGCTAAACATAAACAAGGAAGCTCTCCGCTCCGAACTTGTTACAGCAAGAGGCCGAGATACTTGGAAGAAGATTGACAAGCACCCATACGTCCGGTATAACTTGTTTGGAGCTAAGACCGGCAGGCTTACAACAAAGAGGAACAGCTTCCCAATCTTGAACCTGGACAAGAAGTATAGAAGTGTTCTCAAGCCAAACAACGACTGGTTTATCGAGCTTGACTTCAATGCAGCCGAACTACGCACGCTATTGGCTCTGTGCGGCTCTGAGCAGCCCGTAAACGACATACACGAATGGAACATAAAGAATCTGTTCGACGGCACAGAGAGCCGGGAAGAGGCCAAGAAAAGAGTGTTCTCTTGGTTGTACAATCCACTGTCTGAAGACAAGCTTCTCAATGAAATATACGACCGAGATGCAGTGGTAGAAAAGTATTTTAACGGGGCTCATGTAAAGACTGTGTTCGACAGAAAAATAGATGTTGACAAACGCCGAGCATTGAATTATATTATACAGAGTACAACAAGTGATTTATTCTTAGACAGGCTAGTTAGAATCTATTCTATGCTATCTGATCGTCCATCGAGTATTGCATTCTTTATTCACGACAGCTTGGTCATAGATTTGGCAGACACAGATAAGAGTTTGCTCCCTCAGATTATTGAGGAGTTTTCAAACACAAAACTTGGCAAGTTCAAAGCGAACGTATCCGCCGGTAGAGACTTTGGAAACATGAAGGAGATAAAATGATACTATACGATAAACTTATTCGTGATAAGATCCCCGAGATCATTAACAGCAAAGGAAAGAACTATGCTATTCGCATTGCTGGTGACATGGAGTATAAGGATATGCTCCGACGCAAGCTTCTTGAAGAGGCTGAAGAGTTTCAGGATGAGCCTTGCAAGGAAGAATTAGCAGATGTGCTAGAGGTATTTTATGCCATTCTTCAGGCCGAGGGCTTTTCCTTGGATGAAGTTGAGAAGGTTCGCCAAAAGAAGGCAGCCGAACGAGGCGCTTTCAATAAGAAGATTATCTTGGAGAAGGTGTACTAATGGATTCCATTGTAGGACTTGGCGCAGCCGGTTGTGCGATCACAGATAAGTTTGCTCAATACCCTCAATATAAAATCTTCAAGATAGACCAAGGACTGAAAGGTTATCAGAAGGATGGTGTCTATGGTTTGAAGAAGTATGATAGTCATCAGGGTTACGAAGAGAACACCCCAAAGATGACACACTTCTTTAAGAACATAACCAAAGATGTTTTGTTTATTACGTCAGGGGCAGGCAAAGTGTCTGGGTGTACGCTACAGGTTCTTAAGCAGCTTCACGACAAAAAGTGTAACATAAATGTCCTTTACGTTAGACCGGACTTGACATTGTTGTCCGGTGCTGCAAAACTTCAAGAACGACTAACCTGCGGGGTGTTACAAGAATACGCTCGATCAGGAGTCTTTGAAGCATTGTATGTAATTGGCAACCCCGAGGCTGAAAACTTCATTGGAGAGTTGTCAATAAACAATTACTATGATAAGATTAATAATCTAATCTCAAGTAGCTTTCACATGTTAAATGTCTTCAACAACACCAAGCCAGTGCTAGACACCTCGTCCGGCTTTGGAAAGCTTGCCAGGATTAGAACTCTCAGTGTTTTGAACCTAGAGACAAATGAAGAAAAGATGCTCTACGATCTTAACAGGCCAGAAGAGAAAATATTCTACTTTGCGATCTCACAAGAGTCACTAGAGAATGATGGCAAGCTCCTGAACAAGATCAAAGAGCAGATCAAAGACAACACACAAGAAAACTGTAGCTCATCATACCGTGTACACTCTACACAATATGAGGATGATTTTGCCTATTGTGTAGTAGGCACATCCGAGATACAAAAAGTTTAAAAATAGTTCTTGACAAAAGATCACTTTTGTTGTAGTCTATCACATAAAGCTAGAGGAGGCTTAGATGATTGTATATAACGGAACATTTACCAAGAAGGATGGAACAACTCGAACAATGACTTTTGTTCGCAAGGAGCACTGGACAGAGGTAAGCGATGAGCTTGCCAAGACCTTAGAGAACTCTCACACCAAGAAGCTCCCAGAAGGACTGGAACTTGTGTGGGACATGAAGAAGGATGCGTTTCGAGTGTTTAACTGGAAGTCAGTTATTGGAGAAGTTACTTCAACAGAACAATAAAATTTTGCTTAACAAAACTAAGCTTATATGATATAAAGAGAATACAACTTTTAGGAGAAAAATAATAATGGCTATTGATTTACAAAAGATGCGAGCAAAGCTTGCAGCACTAAGCGGCGGCACCAGTAAGAGCAAGTCTTCTTTCTGGCGTCCACAGGATGGAGAGCAGCAGATCCGTATTGTCCCAACACCGGACGGCGATCCATTTAAGAACTATCACTTTCACTACAACCTTGGCAACAACGCTGGGTTCCTCTGCCCAAAGAAGAACTTTGGCGATGACTGTCCCGTTTGTAGTTTTGCATCCTCTCTATACAGCGAGGGTTCTGAAGAGTCAAAGAACATGGCCAAGTCCCTGTTCCCTCGTATGCGATTCTTCAGCCCAGTCCTCGTTCGTGGAGAGGAAGACCTCGGTGTTCGTGCCTGGGGTTATGGCAAGATGGCTTACGAGAGCCTTCTTAATCTTGTCCTTAACCCAGAGTATGGGGACATCACAGATCCTCTAGAGGGCACCGATCTCAAGCTTACCTATGGTAAGCCACCAGGAGCAAGCTTCCCGCAGACTAGCTTTATGCCAGCACGGAAGACCTCCAAGCTCTGTGATGATATGACGGATGAACAGTGTCAAGATTTGGTTGATACTACTCCTGATTTCAACACCCTCTTTGAGCGCAAGAGCACAGCAGATGTACAGGCAATGCTTGACGCATACCTATCTGACGATGCTACTTCTGAGGCAGCATCTACCGAGACGCACAAGTATAATAACTCAACTCCCGCTAATAATACCAATGCATCTAACTCGGTTGAAGACGCTTTCTCCGAACTCCTTGGCAGTTAAGGAGCTAACCCGCAGGTTGGGCACGGGGTGGAAACTATAGTAAGTAGTTTCTAAACAGGTGTCCTACATTTTTTATAGGAGATTTATCAACATGGCAAGACGGAATAGAGACAAAGATTCAGCAGGAAAGCTTTCTATCGCAGATATGCGAAAGATGATTAACAAAAAGCACGGTCAAAATGTAGCACACAGTTTGGTCGAGGAGAATCCTACTGATGTCAAGGAATTTATTCCAACCGGCTCTCGCTGGCTCGATAGCATTATTTGCAAGGGTCGCCGAGGTGGTATCCCCGTAGGTAAGATTTCGGAGATCGCCGGACTAGAAGCCACTGGTAAATCTTTTATGGCGGCACAGGTTGCCGCAAGCGCTCAACAGATGGGTATTGATGTTGTCTACTTTGATTCAGAGTCAGCCATTGACTCTAACTTCTTAGCAGCAGCAGGGTGTGATCCGAATACTATTTTATATATTCAGGCTACATCTGTCGAGTTTGTTCTTGAGACAATTGAGGACATTCTTGCTCACAATGCCAACAGAGTACTTTTTATATGGGACAGTCTAGCACTGACCCCATCCGAATCCGACGTTGAGGGGGACTTCAACCCCCTCAGTTCAATGGCAGTCAAGCCTCGTATTCTATCAAAGGGTATGTCAAAGCTTACTGTTCCAATCGCAAACGCACAAGCGACGTTACTTGTTTTGAATCAGCTTAAGACTAACATAACAAGTAATATCTCAGAGCAGTTTACGACTCCATACTTCACTCCAGGCGGAAAAGCTATGGCCTATGCTTATAGTTTGAGAATCTGGCTGACCGGAAGAAAGTCCAAGGCTTCATTCGTACTGAATGACAAAGGATTCAGAATCGGTTCAGAGGTAAAGGCAAAGATTGAAAAGTCACGTTTTGGCACAGCCGGTCGATTATGTAACTTTAAGATCTTGTGGGGTGATTCTGTCGGAGTTCAAGATGAAGAAAGTTGGCTCGATGCTGTCAAAGGCTCCAAGCATATTGATCAGTCAGGCGCTTGGTATACTTTAACACATGAAGATGGAACAACTGAAAAGTTCCAAGCCGGTCGCTGGATGGAGAAGATGGGTAATGAGAAGTTCAAAGCCCGTATTGCTCAGATAATGGACGAGGAAGTTATCACAAAGTTCAGTGAAATGACAGGAGATGCGGCGGACTTCTACGATACAGAAGAAGAAGAATAAAACTTCATTTTTCTGTTGACAGTCCTTGGGTTTTGTTGTAGTATTAGAAACAAGCCCAAGGACTTTTTTTATGAATGGTAAGAATAAAAGATATTTGAAGCTTGCGATGAAGGTCGCTAGATGTTCAGACTCTCCAGTGTACCGACACGGAGCAGTTCTTGTTAAAGGTGGATCGGTGATCAACCTAGCAGCAAACAACCAGAACACAACTTCCTTTGGCGCAAGGTTCAGACACCCAGATAAGGGTCGAGCAACACACCATGCAGAGGTTGCATCAATTCTTGGAGTTCCAAAATCTAAAACAAAAGGCTCAGTTCTATACGTCGCTCGAATAAACAGAAAAGGTGAACCAATGATGAGTCAACCTTGTCGAATGTGTCACGATGTTTTACAACATGTTGGAGTCAAGAAGGTCGTATACACCGCAGGCGGCGAAGAAATAGGGAGTTATAAACTATGAGTAAACAAGAAAGAGTTTTGGTTATTGATGCTTTGAATATGTATTTCAGAGCCTATATCGTCAATCCGGCACTATCTCTTAACGGACAGCCTATCGGCGGCATCGTTGGATTTTTTAAGATTTTACAGAAGCTAGTAAGGGAAACCAGCCCTGATAAGATAGTAATTTGCTGGGACGGACCAAACGGATCACAGAAGCGCCGCAAGGTTGTAAAAGAATACAAGGCAGGACGAAAGCCCATCCGTCTAAATCGAGCTATCAGAAACCTGTCGGAAGACGAAGAGATGAAAAACAAGATTTGGCAACAAACCAGATTGTTTGAATACCTCAACTACACTCCAGTAATTCAGACGATGATCCCATCTATTGAGGCCGATGATGTAATATCTTATGTTGTTAGAACTTGCCCAGAGTTCAATGGCTGGCAAAAGGTTATTGTATCAAGCGACAAGGACTTCTTCCAGCTTTGTGACGACAGTACAGTATTGTTTCGACCAATTCAAAAGGAAGTCTTAAACAAGAAGGCTATTATAGAAAAGCACAACATCCACCCAGAGAACTTCGCACTAGCCCGTGCTATCGCTGGAGACAAGTCAGACAACCTACCTGGAGTCCCCGGTGTAGGGCTAGCAACAGTATCTAAGCGTTTCCCATTTTTTGCTAACGAGGATACAGTTACTATTGAACAACTAGAGGAGTATTGTGCTAATATAGACTCTAGTCTCAAGGTGTATGAAAGCATCACTGAGAACATTGATACAGTAAAGTTGAATTATAAAATGATGCAATTATATTCCCCAACCATGTCTGCCCAAAGCAAGATGAAGGTTTCCTCTTCTATTCGTGATTGTTATCACGACTTTAACAAGACGCAGATAATGAAGATGATGCACCAAGATGGCTTTGGTGCTACAAATTGGACCACGCTTTTCCAAGTGTTTAATCACATTTCTCACACTTACGGTGCTGACGATGAGTGAAGAGCAAGTTGGATTTTCAAGGTATGGCGCAAAGTTTCAAGAGAATCTCACCCGCCTCATTCTAGAGGACCGAGGGTTCGCAGATCAGATCAGTGAAGTCTTAGACATTAAGTTTCTAGACCTTCGCTACCTACAGGTTTTTGTCAAGAAGATCTTTGAGTACAAGACTAAATACGGCACACACCCATCAATTGATTCGATGTCAATTCTTATCAAGGATGGAGTAGCCGACGAGAACGAACTGGTATCAACCCAGATTCTAGAGTTCTTTAATCTATGCCGCTCTGGAGATGACGTTGAGGGTAAAGATCATATCAAGGAAGTATCTCTAGACTTCTGCAAGCGACAGAAGCTCAAAGAAGCAATGATTAAGAGCATTGGGCTTATCAACAACTCCAACTACGGAGAGATTAGCAAGCTCATGGAGGAAGCCCTTCGCTTAGGTTCGGACAATAACTTTGGATACGATTACCTTGTAGACTTTGAACGTCGCTTCCAAGTCAAAGCTCGCAATCCTGTTACCACCGGTTGGAAAACAGTAGACGACATCTGCCGTGGAGGACTTGGTAATGGAGAGCTTGGAGTTGTTGTAGCTCCCACTGGAGCAGGTAAGTCCATGGCCCTCGTTCATCTAGGAGCCCAGGCTGTAAAAGCAGGAAAGACAGTTGTACACTATACACTAGAACTCCAAGATACAGTCGTTGCTATTCGATATGATAGTTGTATTACCGGCATTAAGCTAAACAAAATCTTTTCTAACAAGGAACAAGTTTATGATATTGTTAGCCAAGTTCCCGGCAAGCTAATTGTAAAAGAATACCCAACTAAGACGGCATCTACAAACACTATCAAGACACACCTTGAGACTCTCCGCCGCCGCAACATTGACGTTGATATGGTCATTGTTGACTACGGGGATTTATTACGCCCTGTCTCTGCATTAAGAGAGAAGAGAAATGAACTAGAGTCTATTTACGAAGAGCTACGAGCCATAGCGCAGATAAATGAGTGTCCCGTATGGACAGCCTCACAGACCAACCGCTCAGGGCTTAATGCAGAAGTTATTACTATGGAGTCAATTTCAGAAGCTTTCAATAAGTGTTTTGTTGCCGACTTCATATTTACCATTTCCAGAACGATTGAAGACAAAGCTAACAACGAAGGACGCATCTTTATAGCGAAGAACCGTAATGGCGCTGATGGTCTAGTCTATCCAATTTTTATGGATACAAGTAATGTAAAGATAGATGTGCTGACACAAGCACCACTGACTATTGGAAGTGTTGTCATGAAGACAGCAAAAGAACAACAACAGTCATTAAAAGATAAGTATAAGTCATTCAGAAACGACTAAGGAGAAGTAAAGCAATGAGCAATAAGAAAGACCTATCAGTAGATATTTTATCAAACATCACCGTGTATATGAAGTATGCACGTTATCTGGAAAACAAGAAGCGCCGTGAGACTTGGCGAGAGCTTGTTACTAGAAATAAGAATATGCACATTAAGAAATATCCACAATTAAAGGATGAGATTAATGAAGTTTATAAAATGGTTTATGACAAGAAGGTCTTACCATCTATGCGTTCAATGCAGTTTGCTGGAAAGCCAATTGAGGTAGCACCAAACAGGGTTTTCAACTGTGCTTATCTTCCAATTGATAACTGGCACGCTTTTTCTGAAGTAATGTTTCTTCTCCTTGGCGGTACAGGCGTAGGCTTCTCCGTTCAGAAACACCACGTTGAAAAGCTTCCTGAGATTCGTAAGCCTTCTACAAAGCGCCACCGTCGTTTCTTAGTTTCTGATTCTATTGAGGGTTGGGCTGATGCTGTAAAGTATCTTCTTAAGAGCTATTTCTATGGTGGATCTAAGCTAAAGTTCGACTTCAGCGATATCCGCCCCAAAGGTGCTCGCCTTGTAACTTCTGGCGGCAGAGCCCCTGGTCCACGTCCACTACAGGAGTGCATCGTAAAGCTTGAGAGTATGCTGGAAGAGAAGAGCGACGGAGATCGCCTAGAGCCAATTGAGGTTCACGATATTGTATGTTATATTGCAGACGCAGTTCTCGCAGGTGGAATCAGAAGGTCTGCACTTATCTCTCTCTTCTCCGCTGATGACGAAGAGATGATCGCAGCTAAGTCAGGTAACTGGTGGGAGACAAACCCACAGAGAGGAAGAGCAAACAATTCAGTAGTTCTTCTTCGTCACCGAGCAACAAAGGAGTTCTTTGAGGAGTTATGGGGTCGTGTTAAGGCTTCTGGCTCTGGAGAGCCCGGATTCTACTTCAGCAACGACAAAGACTGGGGAACAAACCCATGCTGCGAGATTGCCCTCCGACCATACCAGTTCTGCAACTTAACAGAGATCAACGCCAGCGACGTAGAGGACCAGGCAGATCTTGAAGCCCGAGCCCGAGCAGCAGCATTTATTGGCACTCTTCAGGCTGGCTATACAGACTTCCATTATCTTCGTGCCGTATGGCAGAAGACAACAGAGAAGGATGCTCTTATCGGAGTGTCTATGACTGGAATTGCATCTGGAAAAGTCTTGCAAGAAGGAATCGATCTAGAAAAGGTTGCAGGTTGCGTAAAGGATGAGAACCGTCGAATTGCCAGCCTGATTGGAATCTCTCCAGCAGCAAGAACAACTTGTGTTAAGCCAGCCGGAACAACATCCCTAACGCTTGGCACAAGCTCAGGAATTCACGCATGGCACGATGATTATTATATCCGCCGCTTGCGTGTTGGAAAGAATGAAGCAATCTATACATACCTTTCTATCTACCACCCAGAGCTTGTTGAAGACGAGTATTTCAGACCACATGACACAGCAGTTATTTCTGTTCCACAGAAAGCACCAGAGGGAGCCATCTTAAGAGACGAATCAGCACTCTCCCTATTAAAGAGGGTAAAGAAGATCTCTGAAGAGTGGATCAAGTCTGGACATCGTAAGGGTCAGAACACTCACAATGTTTCAGCCACAGTCAGCATTAGAGAGTCCGAGTGGCAAGATGTCGGCGAGTGGATGTGGGAGAACCGTAACGTATATAACGGACTATCCGTTCTGCCATTCTCAGATCACACCTATGTACAAGCACCATTTGAGACTTGCTCGAAGGAAACTTATGAAGTATTACTCAAGGCGCTTACCAATGTTAATCTTTCCAAGATTATCGAAGACCAGGATGACACTGATTTACAAGGTGAACTTGCCTGTGCCGGTGGTCTTTGTGAAGTAAAATAAAAAAAAATAGTTAATAATAGTTGACAAATCATTTCTAATGATGTATTATAAGGATAACTCAAAACACAAAGGAGTTTTTATGAGTAGTGAATTTACCAAAGAAGAACATATTGAACGATACGTTAAGAGCCTCTATACAATTGAGGAGGCAATGGAGCCACTAAAGGAGCAGAAGCGTGCTCTTAAGGGCAACTATGTCGAGAATGGCTGGCTCTCCAAGGAAGAGATTTCCATGGCAGTAAAGGCATATCGCTTGCTTAAGGGCGAGGTTGATATGGAGCAGCTAATGGACTTCTATTCCACCGTCAGAACTCAAATGAAGGGTTCAAAGTGATCCTTCCTGCCAACCGGCACTTACTAGTCTTGGACGCAGCCTCTCAGGGCGAGGACACGGATCAACCCGAAGTCTTACTCCCTGAAGGCTTTGCGCCGAAGGCCGAGAGTGAACATAAGCTAGTAAAGATTCTAGCTCTAGCTCCAGATTGTAGGTCACTAGACACAGAGAACTGTGTTGGACATCTTGCGATTGTTCCATCACATATGATTATCAATGTTAATGTAAAGGGCAACGAGCATTCTCTAGTTCAAGAGAATTATGTCCTGGCTGTCTACGCCGAAGAAAAGTAAGAACAGAAGGAGAATAATATGATTACTGCACACATGCTATGTGCTGCTATGCTTTCGCTCGGCCTGCCCAACGCCGAGACTGCTTGTAGCTATTCCGGTGAGGTTGTAGAAGCCGCCCTCACTAACGAATTAGACCCAACCGTCTTGGCTGCTCTTATATTTGTAGAAAGCAACTGGACAGTAAGAGCAAGAAATAGAAACTCAGGAGCTTGCGGACTAACACAGGTACTACCTCGTTTCACAAACCCTCGCCTTACCTGCCGACAACTACGAGAAGACGGTGGACTATCCATTCGAACCGGAGCACGTCAACTTGCAGGCTGGATTTCAAGAGCAACACAGTATCGAGGCAACTCTCTCCATCGAGGACTCTGCGGCTACAACGCAGGAAACGCATGTTTCAACCCCGAGCACTGGAGAAGCTCCGGTATGCGCTATGCTCGCCGAGTAACACGACTTGCATCACAGATTCGTCAAGTAGCATTAAACCTACAAGCCGACATTGAAGACTCTGCAATCGAACAAGAGACAGAGATTGGATATGACTTTGACTACGGGTGTGGACTGTGAGCGATAAGGATATTCCTTTCGTCGGACTACACGCTCATAGTGTAGCCGGTTCTCCTTTTGATGCACTTGGCTATCCTCAAGAGCACATGGACTTTGCTTACGACAATGGAATGAAAGCACTAGCACTTACCGACCACGGCAATGCTAATGGGCTATCATACCAAGTTCTTCACGCAAAGAAAATGAACGAGGATGGAAAAGACTTCAAGCCAATCTATGGAGTAGAAGCATACTTTATTCCATCAATAGATGAGTGGCAAGAAGAGTACGACCGCATCTCCTCAGAGAAGAAGGGTCGCAAGAAGAAAGAAAAGGAGGGCTCCCAGGGCACCGTCATTGAAGACGAAACCAGGAAGTCGGAGGATATCCTTAAGAGGCGGAACCACCTCATCTTGCTCGCCAAGAACGAAATTGGTTTGAAAAATATTTTTTCTCTTATATCAAAGTCTTTCCAGCCAGGTAACTTTTATAGGTTCCCCAGAGTAGACTATGATATGCTTTCAG